GTACAAGCCGGATTCGTTGACAGTTGTCATTTCCTGCATACCACCAAGGGTGGGAATCAGATTCCGACCCTTTTCATCTGCTTCCAGTCTGTCAGCTACCTTGTGCGGGCTGGACAGCTCCAGCACCTTGCACACGTCAGACAGCACCCACCACGGCTCACCGTCTTTCTGAATGGTGCGGATTTCGGAGTTTCCGTAACTCCACGTTTGTAAGTTTGTGTTCATGCTTCATCTTCCTTTCTTACGCCGGCATAAGCGGCAGAACTTTTTCGGCAGCTGCGGCGATGGACGCTTGATAGAGCACGTGCCGTGCTTTTTCCTCACTTAGACCGCCAATCAGCTCGAAAAGCGTGACGACTTGTCCGATGTCAGCGTTGTACTTACGACACGCTTCCATAAGTGTCATCGTGTCATCAAAAGTGGTTTTTACAGGCTCTCCCATAGATTTCACCTCGCTTTCTTTTTGGATTTGTGGTAGGCACTGATCTGCTCAATGCCCAGAAGCACCGGCACACGCATATCTCATGCGGGACGGTATGCACTGTGTGCTTTTACAGGCTTTCAGCCGCCTGTGGTCGCTGCTGTACTGAACCGCATCCGTTACGGTCCCGCCCACAGCTGGGCTGGTGGAGCGTTCAGGAGTTGCACCTAAAGCCGTGGATTGTCAGCCCACAGCATGACTGCATCGCTCCCCCTTGCGGCGGCATCGTACTAGCCGCCGCGTGGAGAAAAATAAAATGGAGGTATTACGCCATGATGGCGTATCGAAGATGTTGGTGCGGCGTGCCGGAGTTGCACCGGAGCCGGTGGAAAGGTTGACCGGCTATCTTCTCGCCACATCTGACCGCGGTGCTACCAGCACCACGGTCAAACCGAAATTATGAAAGGAGTACATCGAGCAGTTTAACGTCTTACTCGGGACGGCTTAATTTTTTGTTGTCCGCCAGTCGCGGACATGTGGAAACGGTCATTTACGCTTCCGACGGGTGCTGGTGGATGCTGCGGAATTGCACCGCACAGCAAGACAGAGGAAACGAAATGGACAATGCTCCCTGTCGGAGAAAGTTGTCACGGAGTTGCACCGTGCATTGCCCAGAGGCTTCGTGTCTAAGCTGGACAACTAAGACGCACCCCAATTATGCGGTGGGCTTTTTTGCTGCCCCGTAGGGCTGGACTGGTTATTGTTTAGAGCCGCACCAGCGGGCGGCTTGGAAATCAGCATTCGCTGGCGTTGGCAAACCTTTTCAGCTCATGCTCGCCCGGTGCTTTTGTTGTCGGTCGAAATGCGTTGCGACCGGTTTTTTCAAACACCACAGCCTTGCACTGTTTAATCGCTTCCCGCTGGTTGTTCGCCATAACAAACATGTGGTGCAGATACTCTCTGCCGCCCCGCTTTATCACATAAAATACTTGATACTCTTTTTTTATTTTCTTTTTCCTCCATGATATTTCTCGTTCAGTCGTTCGCGTTTTGTCCTTGACTGTAATTAAATTATAGCACATAATGCGAACATTGTCAACTGGAATATTATACAAATCGCATACGATATTTTTGTACAGTTTGCATAATGTGAAAATTAAAGCAAAAATTTACTTGACGGCGTTCGCGTTTTGTAGTATAATAGAATATAGAAAGGAGGTGATAACATGCTAAAGGATACATTAAAGCTACTACGAGAAGAACGCGGCCTTACTAAAAAACAGCTAGCCGACGAAATCGGGATCAAAGAACGTGCGTATATGACGTATGAGTACGGACAACGCGACGTAAGCACCGAACTGCTGCAGAAATTTGCGGATTATTTCGGCGTGACAACTGATTATTTGTTAGGTAGGCCAGACGAGAAGCCACTAGAAGATCTGAAAGAAGGTGACACAGTGCATTGGTATGAAATCTTGAAAACGCTACGCGAAAAATCTGGGGAATCTATGTCGAAAACAGCAGAATTTCTCGGAATCCCAAAAGGTACGTATGCAAGCTATGAATATGGGAAGCGAGAGCCTAACATAGAAATGATTTTGAAAATATCAGATCATTTCGGCGTAGCAATCGACTATCTACTGGGTGGGAAATCCGCGGAAACGCCAGAAGACACCATAAAGAGGCTTGCAAAGCAGTACCAGATGACAGATGCACAGACTGGAATTGCAGCCGCATACTTTTATATGAACGAAGAAAACCGCGAAAAGCTTGTGGAGATCGTCAAGACGTTTGCAGACAGTGCAGACACCGCAGAATCCAAAGAATCCCGTAAGAAGTTTGAAAAAGTCAAGGCGGCAGCTTACCAAAACCCCGCCGGAAGTATCCCGCGTGAAGCAGAGTATCCACAGGAGCTGCTGGACGATATGGACAAAAACGCCCCTCTGACAGACCCAGATATGTGATACAAAATCATAAAAAGTCACCTTAGTGGTATACTACCATGCAGAGAGGTGACTGTATGAAGCGTATCTATCAGACCGCCGCAGAAGCAAGCTTATGCTGCTTGCTGTCCTGCGGCGTTTCTGCACTACCAGTAAAGCCTGTGCGTATTGTGATGCACTACGATGTGCCATGCCTTGACTGTGCACACACACTTCTGGACGGGGAGATAGGGCGGATTATCCAGCGGGCAGACGGCAGAGTGCAGATCGTGCTGGACCCGTCAAAGCCGATACCGCAAAAGCGTTTTGCAGTGGCTCACGAGCTGGGGCACTATCTTCTGGGGCATCTGGACAGACCGCCGGAGCCAGATGACGAGTGTGACGCGGACAGCTTCGCGGACGGCGTTCTGATGCCGCTGTGCGTTCTCTACGGCGTTCGGGCGTTCGACACGTCAACTATATCACGTGTTTGTAAAGTGCCTTATACAGCCGCACAACGGCGTTCTGACGGGCTTAAAACTTTTCACAAAAAAAGAAAGCCTGAAAGCGTACTGGAGCAGCGGGTGTACGAGCAGTTCCGGCAGTTTATCGACAGTAGCAAATAAAAAAACGCCTGCAGCGTATAACTGTAGGCATTTTTTACACATATAAACAGCTGGTTTTGTGTAGTACAACAAAAATTCGAACAGCAACGCTAAAATACTTGTAATGATGTATAAAAAGCGGTATAATCGTTGTATCATTTTGAAAGGAAAGGTGCTATCAAATGAAAAAGAAAATCATATCCATTTTGCTGACAGGTGCTATCGCTGCATCGCTATCTGCATGCGGAACGGAGCAAGAAAAGCCAGAAAGTAGCAAGCAAACTGAAACAGCCACCAGCACGGAAGAAACGATAAAAAAACCAGAAGATTTCACACAAAAATCTGAAGAAGTGACACTCACAGTCGAAAGTACAACCGCGACAGAAGCAATCGCAGCTCAGCCCCAAGAGCCGGAGTTTGTAGACGTAACAGCGGAAGAAATGAAACTAAAAATTCCTGCAACTTGGGTGCGGTCTAACGATGCACCGTACTCGTGGTGTGCCGAAGATCGTTCAAGCATTTCTATCACAACCGTCAAAGACGTTTCTTTTAAAAATTTTAGTAACACCGATTTGTTATCTATCGCCGCAAAGACAACCGATGAAAGCTTTCAGGAAGATGTTGCTAGTGGTGAAATTTGTGGGTATAATGGATACAATTACGTAACATATGACGGAGTTCAAGCAGTTGTGATGGATTACACTCTAGTAAACGACGACTACAACACGGCGGCACGGGCTGTGCTTTTTGCCTACAACGCCACCGAGTACATGGCGCTTGCACAGCTGACAATACACGATCAACCCTCTGACGTTTCTCGCGAATTGGATTCTATTTTAAATAGTATCCAATTTTCAGCAGTTGATAGCGAATGATTACGAAAAAAACGCCCTGCGGTTTCCCGCGAGGTGTTGATATATCGGAAAGGAATGGTGCTTTTTGGAAACATATTGTATATATCTACGGAAATCGCGTGCGGACGCAGAAGCCGAAGCACGCGGAGAGGGTGAAACTCTGGCACGGCACGAGCACGCCTTGCTGGACCTTGCAAAACGCGGAAACTTGACCATATCTCACATCTACCGCGAAATCGTCAGTGGCGACAGTATCGCTGCAAGACCACAGATGCAGCAGATGCTACAAGATGTGACTGACAAAGCTTATACGGGCGTTTTAGTCATGGAAATCGAACGCCTTGCACGTGGCGACACCATAGATCAGGGAGTGGTGGCACAAGCTTTTCGAGAATCAGGAACGAAAATCGTAACCCCTCTAAAAACATATGATCCCAGCAATGAATTTGACGAGGAATACTTCGAGTTTTCGCTTTTTATGTCACGCAGAGAGTACAAGACGATCAAGCGGCGTATGCAAGCCGGCAGAATCGCGTCCATAAAAGAGGGAAACTACCTCGGGACAAACCCGCCTTATGGATACAAAAAAGTACAGCCAGAACCCAAAGTAAAAACACTTGAAATTGTTTCAGAAGAAGCAGAAGCGGTAAAAATGATGTTTAATATGTACTTGTCTGGCGACGGTGCAAGAGCCATTGCAGCACGTCTAAACCAGCTTCAGATACCGCCGCGAAAAGCGTCCATGTGGGAGCCGGTCAGTGTCAGAAAAATCCTCAGAAATCCGGTATATGCCGGAAAAATAGAGTGGCACACAAAAAAGGACGGTACGATTTTATCAGACGGAGTGCACCCAGCTATCATCTCATGGGAGCAGTTTCAGCAGTCTGTAGAGCGACGCAAAAGGACTGCACCGCAGGTTCCCACAGGATACACGACGCAAAACTACTACCACGGGCTTCTTTTTTGTGGCAACTGCGGGCATCAGATGAAGCGGCGACCTGTCCCAAACGGTACGCCTCACATGCTGTGCCGGAGATACGAGTGCCGTGGAAAAGTGGTAAGCTCCACAACCGAAAAAATCGACGAAGCTGTGCTGGAAGCGATTAAGTACAGGATTTCCGAGCTCACCCTTTTTAAAGACCAGTCTGGAGAAGAAAAGCGAGCAAAGGAAAAGCAAAAAGAATTCCAGCGAGATCAGCTAAAAAAAGCACTGGAAAAGCTAAAAAGCCAAAAAGAAAAGCTGCATACTTTGCTTGAAACTGATGTTTATACTGTAGAAGTTTTTTTAGAGCGTTCAAAAGCTTTGGAAGCCAAAAAAGAGGAGCTTGAAAAAGCACTGCACAGTATCACAGACAGCCTTCAAGAAAAAGAGCATCTTGCCCCAGAGCAAGCTGTGATCTGGCTGCGATATGTACTGGATCACTTTTCAACAGCTGACGCTTGTCAAAAAAGTAAGATGCTCCAGCGTATCATAAAAAGGATTGAGTACAAAAAGACAGAAAAGATGTGCTACCGGAAGCAAAGCTCCGATATGTCGTTGCACATCGATTTTTTATGACTTTATATGTACAAGTACGATATAGTGTCAAGCTGCAATACCCCGTTCGGATCAAAACACCCAACGCCAGAACGGCGAAGTATATTATTTCACAGCTTGGCGGCCCAGACGGAGAGTTGGCTGCTTCGCTACGGTATATGCACCAGCGATACACGGCAAAACCTGACAAAGTAAAGGGAATTTTGACAGATATTTCCACAGAGGAGCTGAGCCATGTCGAGATGATTTCTGCGATCCTGTACCAGCTGACTGACGGGCTGACACCGGAACAGATCAAGGAAGCCGGATTCGACGCGTACTTCGTAGACCACACCCTCGGACTGTACCCCCAGAGTGCCGCCGGCGTACCGTTCACGGCTGCCTATTTCCAGTCCA